GAAATCAGGTTGTGCTTCGTCTTTTGCTAATTCCCAATATACTTCAACAGGTGGTAGTATGCCACCCTGTAATGCACAAGCCATCCAATTAGGGTCAGGAACTAATATCTTTGCAGGATTGTCCATATCTTCAGGGTCTTCGTATACTACTCGTATATCTGATTGCACTTTCTCTAAGTTATCTTTCGCCCAATGTAATCGTTCCCATAAATGTGTTCCTTGAAACTCAGGTGTTTTTATCATGCTAAATCTCCTAATATCGCTATCATTACAGCATCTGTATCTGTAAAGGCATTACTTGCATTAGCAGATGCAGTTGGTACACTTCCAGTCGCTGCTTCATAAGAACTATCTCCCTCTACTGTTGTACTAAAAAGACCATTTCTACTTGAACCATTAGTTGAACAATAATTTGTATTACCCATATTTGCTGTAAAGGTGTGTGTATATCTTCCTGTTGCTCTATCTGTAACTGAAGCTATGTTAAGACTGTCTAAAATGCCTATTGTTCCTGTTCCATCTAAAGTATTCCAAGTTTTTGAAGTACCATTAAATATATAACTTGTATCTAGTGACTTTTCTGTGTTTGTGTTTTTAGCATCAGAAGTTGTCAGCGTATCAAATTTTAAATTACCAAAAGCCATTATGCTAAATCTCCTGCTATCATATAATAAGATTCAATATCATAATTTTGTCTATTTGATGAAGAAGAAGCTATACATACTTCAGCATCAAAGCCTGTTGTTGCTTTAGTGCCATTTGATATATCTGTTACCACAACAGAAGTACTTGCATTTGAATCATCTACAGCTACTGTGATAACATAATTTGCAGTAGCCATATTACTTGTATAAGCTACTCTTCTATCTCCTGCACCAGAGTCTGTTGAACTGCCAATATTAAAACTGTCATTAAGAGATGCTCCATCAGCAGGTATATCAACCCAAGATTTTAACAAACCCTGTTGCAGATTAGTCGTAGTAGAATTACCTTCACCTGTTACGGAAATTGAACCTGCTGTGGTTGTGCCTGTAAGAGTGTTGACTATAACTGTACTCATGCTAAATCTCCTTTAGCAGACCAATTAGTACCTATAGCATCTCTCATAGATATAGAGCTACCTTGTGTAAATGCTCTAACTCTAAGAGTGGCTGCTCCTTGATTATATGTTGAACCAGCATAATCCCAATGTCCATCTGTTGTAGTGTGTCCACCAACGCAATGTGTTGTGCAATACCCTTCATAGTTAAAATTATTAGTAAAATGCAAACTAAAATCTCCAGTTCCTTCATCTACAATACTGCTATTATTTAAAGAGTCGCTTCTAGCTGTTGTTCCTGCCATTGAAAAATTAAGCCAAAACTTAGATATAGCAGCCACCATGTTTTGACTTTTATTAGAACCATCAACATAAGTAGAACTATTGTTTATCTTAATATCTGTTCCTGCTGTTCCACCAGTTTTTCTAATTGTATCTGCTAATAATGTACTCATAGTGTCACCAATGTTCCACCTGATTCTATTGTAAGTGTTACTCCACTTGCAACTGTAAAAGGTCCTGTTACGTTAGCATTTTCTGTAGCAAGTATTGTTATATCTGCTGTTAATGACTGAGCATTTGTTCTAAACAATCCACCACCTTTAAAATTACCTTTGTTCTCAGCGGCAGGTGTTATTGTTGATGCTTGAGGTGCAAGATAGTTTACGAATATATTACCTGTACCACTTGAAGGTGCAGCAGTAAATGTTAAAGTTGTACCATCAGGTATTGTATAAGCTGCAGTATCCTGTACCACACCATCTACAGATACAAGAACATCTTGCACAGAACTTACGGCTGTTGTTAATGTAAATGTTGTATCACTTCCATCACCATTAAATCTTTGTACGGCTGTTGTACTTTGATATGCTGTTGGAACATCCTTACCTATATACGGCATTAGGTTATCTCCATATAACTCATTGTTACTGAAAGTTTATCTGCAACAGAACAATCTATTTTAATTATATCACCTACATTTAACACAATTTTATTTCCTGCCATAATCTCTACAGAACTTCCTACAGGCACAGGAATATCTTTTACAATATGTGCTGTAGTATTTTGTGTTTGTGATGTTTGTGTTGTTGTACTTACTAACTGTACTGTGCCTGTTACTTGTGATGTATGCACGTTTGCAAGAGTTAACCCTAACACAATAACTGTGCTACCTGATTGTACAGTGTAAAGTGTTTCAGGTGATCCAGAAGTTGCAGGAGCTACATCCCTTGTAATTACTTTAAATGTATTTGCCATATCTTATCCTAACGCTATTGCTAATGCTGTTGCTTCATCTTGGATAACAGAACTTAATGTTGATCCATTAACTGTAATTGCATCTGCTTCAAGTGTGCCGTCTATATCGGCATCACCACTAATATCAAGACTTGTTGCATCAACTTCACCAGCGACTGTTAACACACCATTAGCGACTGTCATTAAATCAGTATCATCTGTGTGTCCAATTGTTGTTCCATTAATAATTACGTTATCAACTGTAAGTGTAGTAAGAGTTCCTAAAGATGTAATATTAGACTGTGCTGCACCTGTTACTGTTGCGGCTGTGCCACTGACATTTCCTGTTACATTACCAACAACATTTCCTGTGTAACCACTAGAAGTAATTGTTCCTAATGAAGCACCACCATCTGCAAAAGTTATTGTACCACCATCTGCATCTAGTGTAATACCACCACTTGAATCAAGGGTTACAGTTGTTCCTGCAAGTTCTGCCGTGCCATCTGCCGTAATTTGTATGTTAGCTGCCGCTGCACTATCATCTGTTGTAGCTATATCTAATGTTCCGTTTGTTCCTACTGTTATAGTGGCTGTGTCACCACTAGAACCTGTCATAGTAATAACTTTGCCATCAATTGCTACATCATCTACAGTGAGAGACGTAAGGGTTCCTAAAGATGTGATATTAGTTTGTGCGGCTGTTGTAAGCGTTACGTCAGCAACATAAGTCTTTACACGGCTCATGTCAGAACGTCTGTTTGTGCCACCCCCACCATCATCAACTATGATCTCGTCTGCATCTACAAGAGCAGCACCTATATCTGTTCCACCATCAATATCTAACGCACTTATAGCAACCTTGCCTGCTGTGGATATTGTATCAAGTTTAGTATCAGCAATCGCTGCACTCGATTTTATATCAGCGTTAACAATGTTTGTTATTGTATTGTTGTCAGAATCTATGCTTTTGTTTGTTAGTGTAGCTGTTGACGTTGCTGACAATAGTTTAGCATTACCACCAGAGCTTGGTAGTGTTAAAGTATTTGATGCACTTTCTGAATGTGGTGCACCTATAAGAGTTTGTGCGTGTTGATTAGCATCTTCACAATAAAACTTAATCTGTGATACAGCACCACCATCATTTTTAAGATCAATTAAACCACCTGCAATAAACAGATCATGTGGTATAGATACATGACCACTTGCATCTTCAAACACTGCCTTGTCAGCAGGGTAAGTACAGAATATTGTTCTTGTACCAGCACCCCAATCTACTTTGCTGTCTGAGTTAGAACTTTGTAATATTGTATCTCTAGAAAGAGTTGTGCCACTTGAGGTGTAAGTTCCAATCCCAATTTCAAAGTCAGTATTGTCTGTGCAACAATAATAAGTGGTATTAGAATTTCCAACGGAAGCAAATGACTCGAAACCAGTTACAGCACCAGCTAAGGTAAAAGTGCCAGTGCCTGTTGTTGTACTTGTTTCTTTTACTCTGTCTCTTACAACTAATGCCATTATTTCAACTCAATACTCAAATTTGTTGCGTTTATTCTAAATATGTCATTTTGTGCAAGAGTTTTACTTGCATCCAAAGCACCTACAAACAGTATGTTACCACTTGAACTTGCGTCTGCAATAATCACATGAGTGATTGTGACGTTACCACTGTCTGTCTTTGCAGGAAACTCAATCGCACTTGTATTCTTTGCTGTCTGTGTATCTGTTGAGTCAGCACCTATTGTTGTCCAACTAGCCGCTGCTACCTGTTGTCTAGCGTATCCACCAAAACTTGCTTCTGTTACTGAGCCTGTTTCAGCCGCAGATACTGCTGTACATAGTCCAACATATATACTGTCACCTGGACTTGAGAAACTAAGAGAATTATTTTTAAATAAAAAATGTAATAATCTTCTCTCTAAATAGTTGGTTGCTGCATTTGAGGTTGCCATAATTTATCTCCTATGTCCTTGCTCTTCTAGGTAATCCTTGCCTATAAGCATCAGCATTTTCCCTAGCCTCACCTAAATCTTTTAATCTACTTACTTCTTCCATGAATCTTCTTTCATATAATTGCATTATATCTGCTTCACCTTTCATAAAAATATACGCTTCTGAAAGCGATCCGTAAAGCATTGCGTTCAACGCATTTTTACTTAACCAGGTAGTTGTTGTATCACTTGATATGGCAGATATGGCAGAAGATGCACCAGTTGTACCACCAGTAACTGTTTCACCACTTGTAAACGCTGTTGTAGGTACAATAATTGTTAACTTGTTTGTACTGTCGTTTTTACTTTGAATAATAGCCGTAGCACCACTAGATGCTCC